GCACCACCGGCGCTGCTGGATCTTTGCGCTATTCCGATACTGAGCTATATGTATCGGTAGGTGAAAGCACAACTGCTGTATCAAATTGGAAATCAATAACATTTAACAACGAATGAGGACAACATGGCACTAAAAGAAATCTTGGATAAGATTACGAACTCACTTCCTGCTGATGCGGGAAACGACATTCTTTCTCTGCTGGCAGATGCCAAGCGAGAGGCTAACACCGTGCTTGCGGACTTATCCGCAGCAAACAACGAATCAAAAGAGCGCAGACTGAAAATTGCCGAGATGTCAAGTCAGATTGATGCGCTTAACGCTAAACTGGCGGATGCCACGAAAGCGGATCCAGAACTTGATTCGATTAAAGAGAAGGCTGCCAAATATGACGAGCTTTTGCAAAGCAAGCAAACAGAAACACTGAACCTATGGAAAGCCAAACATGAAGAATTGCAAAAGATTTTGTCAAGTGATACGGATAAGCGCAGAGACAAGGTCGCCGCGCTGATGCCTGACTTCTCAATCCCGGCAGAAGGCGAAGAGCTTGATGCCGACACAGCCGCACAAAACCTGAAATTGTATTCTGTATTGGAAAAAGCGGGAGTATTTGCCGACGATCCTGCTGATACCAAAACGGATTTCCAGCGAAAGAGCAATCCGGGTGGCGGCGAAACCAAAGAACCATACACCTTCGGCAAAGCATTACAAAAAAAAACATGAGGTAAAACATGAATATCAGAGATTTTCTTATCTCGCTACAAAGCGAACAAGCTCCTATCATAACCGACCTGGTTAAAAGCTTGGGTATTTTAGAAACGGCACAATTCGGATTCAGCAGTGATTATCTGCGTCACGAATTTGAGGTGCAGACAGATGACGGAGACGCCGCAGTCCGCGCAATCAATGGCTCAATTGTTGCCACAATGTCAAACAGCATACTGGGCAGCATTCAGCTCCCGGCAATCGAGCGACTTGTTGAAATCGACAAAATACTCGCCAAGAAATGGGGCGGCATTCAGGGATTCTTGAACGATAAGAATCGCACCATGACTTATATGCGGTCAATCCTACAGCTACTTGCAAAAGCAATGATTTATGGTGACGATCCAACCTTTGGCGTGCCTGGCGCGTTCAAGGGCTTGCACCAGATCGCTAAAGCCAACGGCAATGTAGTTGCACAGCTTTCCGGCTCTTCCGGAAGCAGAACATCAATCTTTGCTGTGCATTGGAGCGAAGGCGAGACCGAAGTTGTAATGCCGCAGGAAGCTAATGGCGACATCGTGCAGATCGAACTTGTTGGCGGAGGCACTCTTCAGGCTCCTACCGCAGACACTACCACAAAAGCCAGATCACTTGTCTATGGCGCAAACTTCTGGACTAATGCCGCTCTGTGCGCTCCATCGAAGGCGTCCGTTGCCGCAATCACCCAAATCGATAGCTCTCACAAACCCACTGCTGGACAGATTGACTTGCTGATTGACGCGGTCAAGGGTCTTGCTGATGGCAAAACGTTCCTGTACATGAATCGTGAAGGGCGCAGATATCTTAAAGAGCTTAAAAACACCAAGCTAAGCATGGCTCCCGGCGATACCGGCTACAACACCGTAGTATCCGATTGGGATGGCATCCCGGTCGTTCTGGAAGAATCAATCCTCAGCACAGAAACCACTGCGCTGGACTAAAAAAAGAGGTAAACAATGGCTTATAAAAATCGTTCCTATGTCGTGGATCAAAAATTGATCCTCAGCTCCGCACAAACTCTGCCGAACACCGATAGCGCAGACTCCACCAATGTGGTTGACTATGGCGGTAATAGTGGCGGGCTTGCTAAAATCGTAGTAAAAGCAAACACCGCTATTACTATTGCCAATGGGAAAAAACTCACCATTGTAGCAAGCTATGGCTCCACCAGCACACCGACCGACACGCTGGACAAGGTGCTCTTTACCAAAACAGCTGGGCAAGATGGCTTTTCTTATGCTGCTGGAGACACCATCGTAGAAGAGATTATCCCGGATTCGCTCCCGGATAACTATCGTTTCCTTAAGCTAACCTATACCACCACGGGCAATGAGTCTACTGAGAAAGTCGACGCCTATGTGGTGATGACCTAACACTCCCTCCCAAGCGGGGCGGTTTCCTCCTTGGCCGCCCCGCACATTTAAGGATGT